TGCCTCGAGCGTGCCAGTCACGAGCGCCGCTTCCATGCGCCTCCTAATGGCGTTTGCGTCGAAGTTCGCGCGGGCAGGCCTCAGAGCGGCAGCGTCCGAGTGAGTGCGAGCCGCATATGAGCCACGCCGTCGCCCGTAGAGCGCTCGTCAGGCGTCCGCACCTCTTGGATGTCCCAGAAGGCGGTCCCGATGAAGAGCCGATCCTGCGGCTCTATAGCCGTCCCTACGGGCACGTAGCCTACGGCGGTTAGCGTGTTGCGCTGGGCGCCGAGCGCGTCCGCCTCCGATCCGCCGCCCTGCTGCAGGTAGACCGTCAGCGTCGTGAGGCTATTCGTGTACGTGTTGATGATCGACCCCGTGCTATCGCGGGTAGTCGTGGGGCGCTGCGTGGTCGCCGCGATGCCGTACTGGGCGATCAGGCTGTCGACGCTCATGCGATCTCCCGCCAGTCCGTGAGCAGGCCCGCCATGACCGCATCGACCTCGGCGCGGTTGGCGCGGGTGTACGAGTAGTCGCCGAGGCTCTCGGAGGCGAGCCCGGCGTCGCGCCGGCGGTCGCGGTACATCATCGCCGCGATCTCGATGCACGCCTGCTCGATGTCGTCGGGCACGGTCGCGTAGCCGGCGGTGTACTCGATGAGCACGCTCTTGACGGCATCGGGCATGATGCCGCGCTCGAGCGGCCAGTACGCCCACCATGACTGGTCAATGGCGAGGCGTCCCGTGTCGTAGTCGTAGGCGTACTCACTGGGAGTGTCGGCAGCGAACAGCGTCACGGTAGCGAGCACCACGTCGCCTGCCGCGCGCGGACGCAGCTGCGCCGTGCGGATGTTCTTGCCGATCGTGCAGGTAAAGCCCGCGGTCGAGCCGATCGCGGTCGCCAGCGCCGCCGTCGTCGTGTACGTCGAGAAGGCGAGCGTAGTGGTCGTGGTCACGCCCGCAGAGGTCGTGCGCGTCAGGACCGCCGCAGGCGTGCCCGTCTCCTGATTGATGCTGATGCTCGCGCGGATGTCGGTCGCGTCGCCCGAGCCCACGACGAGCGCCGCGTACGCGCCCGTCCACACGCCGCTGATCTGCGACACGGGCCACTGGTGCAGGCGGATCTCGTCCACGCCCGCGCCGCTGCGCCACTCGGTATAGGTGCGCGAGAGGATCTGCCGAGCGACGTACGACTCGATGCGAGCCGTAGCGCGGTCGATCGCGCTCTCGAGCACGGCGTCATCCGTGCTCGTGCTGATGCCGAGCCATGCCTTGAGGTTTGCGAGCGACGTGAGCGCGTAGGGGCCGACAGCCATGCCCCAACTCTAGGAGCGGGCGTACCACGGCTTGCCCTGCGCGTGGTACTCGTTGATCCGCTGGTAGCGCGTCAGCAGGTCCGAGCCCGGCCACGAGACGACGAGCTCCATGTGCCCGACGCGCACGCGCGGGCAGAGCCACGCCTTGCGCCCGGCCTCATGCCAGCGCTTCCAGAAGAAGATGTCGTCGTCCATGCGCCCCTCGCCCCATCCGCCGTCCGGGGCGGGCTCGCCCTTGAACCACGGCTTGGCGAGCTTGCGCAGCGCGTCGGCGCTGATGATCGTCAGCCCGAAGTGCCCGGTGCTGATCTCCACGCAATCGCGGTCCATCTCGTCGGCGAGGATCGTGCGGCGAATGTTCCCGTCATGGTCCTTCATCGTGAACAGCGGGCAGGAGCGCTCGCGCCCGGCCTGCATCGGCACGAGGATCTCGCAGGCGTTCGCCTCCGCGATCGTCCGCAGGCGCACGATGTCGCGCCACTCGAACACCGTGTCGTAGTCCACGGTCACGATCCACTTGACCTCCGGGCGCGCGATGGCGTCCGTAAGTACACGGTCAATACCCTGCGTCCAGAAGACGCCCTGCGTGCGGTGAACGCTCATCTGCAGCTTGACGCCCGCCGTCGTGGCGCAGAACATGTTCTCGGTGAAGCCGAGGCGCGGCGTCGTGAAGCACAGCGCAACGTCCTTGTACACGGGCGGCTCGGCAGGCACCTGTGGATCGGGCTTGCGCGCCTTGACGTTGAGGCTGACGGGCAGGCTCGAGCAGTCCTCGTCGGTGCTGACCCACGGCTCGCACGCGGTGAAGCCGACCGCCTCGAGCAGGCCCACGAGCTTCTGCTGCTGGTAGATCGCCTTGTGCTGGTCGAGCGTGTCGGACTGCCCACCCATCAGGAAGCCCTCGAGCGGCATCTCGCTGCCGCGGTTCTCGCCGTACCACTGCACGATCTTCTCGAAGTCAGGGACGGCAACCTTGATGACGCCGCCGGGCTTGAGCAGGTTGAACCAGTGCTCGAGCACGGGCTGCGCCTCGCGGTACGGGATGTGCTCGAGGACGTGCGACGCGCGGATCTCGTCGACGCTGCCGTCGCGGAAGGGCAGCGCGCGCACGTCATGCCCGAGCGAGTCGTCGATGGGGATGTAGCCGGGAAGGCGGTGCGGCCCGCAGCCGAGGTCGAGCTTGATCATGTGCGGACGATACCGCACCAATGACACAGGGGCGACCCGAAGGTCGCCCCTGTATCGGTGTGCGTCGTGCGCACGGTGCCAGCCCGAAGGCCGGCGGGGTGGATCAGGCGAGCTGCGAGAACGGCCCGTTCACGACCACGCCGAGCGTGGTGCTTCCGGTGCCGTGAGCGCCGCTGGTGCCCTGCGATGCGATCGCCTCGTCGATCGCGTCAGGCGCGGTGGCCGGGCGCGACAGGTTGCAGATCGCCCCGACCACCTGCGTGGTGCCGGGGGTGTAGGACAGGCGGAGGTAACGCTTCTTGCCGAGGCAATCGACGTTGACCACGAGCGGCTGCACGGCAGTCGCATCGGTTGCCATCTCCTCGGGCAGCGTGAAGCCGTTTGCCGAGTTGGTGCCGCCGACGTAGCCCGTCACGTTCGTGAAGGCGGCGGTGGTGTCGCCTTCCGCGATCGAGAGGGCCACGACGCGCGTGGTCGCCGAAGCCGTCTGCGGGAGCACCACGAACTGCGCGTTAGCGAAGCCCTTGGTGTCCACGATCAGGGTGGCCGTTCCAGACTGGTTCACGCTAGCCGGGGCGAGCGAGATCGTCTTGGTGTTCTGGTTGTAGTGCATAGTTCTGGTTCCTTTCAGGATCAGAGGGTTGCGCGGATGAGAGCGCCGGACACGGAGCCCGAACCGACGTTCGCGACGTTCAGGTCGAATCTCTCTGTGGCGCGTGCCGCGATCTCGTCCTGCTCGAAGGCGTTCAGAGCCGCGTTGGAGAACTCCACGGTCAGGCCACGGCGGTCGCCGAGGTAGGCCGCGAGGCTCATGTCGCCGAAGTAGGCGTAGGTCTGGCCGTCCGCGTCGCTGGGGGAAGCGATCGCCTCGGAGAGCACCACGTCGTACCCGTAGAACTTGAGCTGCTGCGTCGATGCGTCCATGATCTCGCCGAGCATCGCGCCATTGGCGCCCTCTGCGAGACGCAGGAAGACCGAGTTCCACACCGAGCGGCGCACGTACCACTTGGCATTCGGGCCGTCCGCCCACTGGGCGAGCTTCCCGACCACCGCGCGGAGGTGCGTCAGCGTGACCGACGAGAGCGCCGCGACGCCTGCGTCGGAGGTCGCGCCGGCGTGAGCGCACGCCGTCTTGCAGCCGACGATGCCGCCGTAGGTGCTCGTGCCGTCGCCCTCGAAGAGGCACTCGTCCTCCTTCTTCGCCATCGCGTACGCGCACTCCTGCGCGAGGTTGTCGCCGAGCGCGACGATGTTGTCCTCGTTCAGCTCGCTGCTGATGGTCGTGAGCACCATCAGCTTCTTGGCGACGAGCGCGACCTGATCGAAAGCCTGCTGGCTCTCGGTTCCGGCTGCTGCCTCACCGACGAAGTACGCGCTGACCGTGCCCGTGCGGCGCGGCATCCGAAGGACATCGCTGCCCATCGGGACGATGCGGCACTGCTGGCGAGCGACGCCGAAGCTGTCGCGGAGGTTGATGAGGCTCGGCTCGAGCACGTCGGGCACGAGGAAGCCGCCGGCGGTGTTGATGCCCTCGACGTGTCCCTTCGTGACGCGGATGCCCTTGTCGGCGCAGTACTGCGCGGACTTCTGCGAGCCCATGCACGCCATCGCCCAGCGGCCGAAGTTGTACGCCTCCTCGGCGGACTTCAGGTAGCGGGCGCGACCGTAGACGGGCGTCGCCGCCTCGACCACGACCGGCTTGGCGGTGCGTGCGCCCTTGCTGATCTCGTCGCGGATGACCGAGCGAACCTCGGACGCGATGCTCTTGGCGGCGTCCTCGGGCTTCTCGTCCATCATCGCCTCGACCGGAGCGTCGGCCATGCTGATTTCGATATCGATGGCTGCGGGATCGACGGGGTTGCCCTCGGCGTCCACCACCATCACGTCCTCCATGTAGAGAGCCTTCGCCTTGGCGAAGCCCTTGGAGCCCTTCTGGTTGGCGAGGCTCTGCAGGTTCTTCTGCAGCTCCTCGAGTGTGATCTTCTTCATTGGTACAGGTTCCCTTGATTGGGGTTGGTTTCGGGTGAGTTGGTTACGTGCGGCGCAGGTCATACGTCCGGGCTTGTGGCCCACCGTCCCGACCGATCCGAATGCCACAACACTAGGCGCGCCAAAAGCAGCGCAGGCCGCCCACAACGGACGGCCCGCGCCAAGGAGAGAGTCTGTGCAGGTCAGTC